AGTAACAGGCGCTGCGTTTGTGTCAGTCAACGCTGTAGTTAAGTTCACCGTATAATTACCCACGCCATTGTCAGTGATCGAGCTGACGTTATAGCTAGCGCGGATTGCTACAGTGCCGGTGCCGTTGAAGTTGACCCAGGCTTTGCACAACTGCCCTGCAGTATTCGCAGGAGTTAATAAATCAAGTGAACTAAAAAAACTTACAGGTTTAGCTGATAACGTAGTGTTTGCATTGGCGCTTAAGACTAAAGATGTAGTACCGCCTCCGCTAACTACAGTCGTGCCAGGAGTAATGCCTTCTCCAATGACAGCATCACCGTTGCTAATGCCAGTACCAGATGCAACTGTTAGTGCTGTAGTGCCGCTCGTAATGGTTCCAGTTGTGTTGACACCATTAACTTGCGCAGTTGTTGCGTAGATACTGGAAGCCAGGTTGCTATCAGTGACAGCATTTGCTCCAATAAGCTGACAGGTTGTCTGGCTCATTTCTCCTTTCTCTTACTACCTATTGTACAACTGCAAGTTTCACAGCTGCCACATTTCTTGACCCAAGTTTTATCTCCAGGAATGACTTCAGTGCCGTATTCAAAGTCATCATATTCTGGCAAATTACGCAAGCGTTTTGCTAGTTCAGCAGCCCACTTGCGTACAAGGTGTGTAGGCATTGTAAAGAAATGTTACTTGAATAAAGCGGAAGGAGCATTCATCATGGCGTTAGCGTCATAACCAGGGAAGTTATAGCTGCCAGGATTCAATGAGCCAAGTTTGAATTTGTTAACAAAATCTTGAGAGCGTTGAGCAGCGCTGGCTTCTTCTGTCCCGGCTTGTGCTTGCATTGCAGTCGCATACTGCTGCATCCGTTGTTGTGCCGACGGATCTGCTGCAGGAGCAAAACCACCCATCGTGCCTGAAGGTTGGAAGTAACGGCCTTCTGCTTTGGCTTTAGCCATTGCTTCATCCGTTACATCTTCTGATGTTTTGCCAGGTCCAGCAGTAGGTGCTTGGATGGATTTCATTCCACTCCATAGGTCAGCCATGGATGGAACGTCACCACGAGCCTGCATTAACGGATTGTAAGTCCCGACAGCGCCACCTGGCTTGGCAAGATCAGGGTGGAGTTTAGCCCACAGATCTTGGCCAGCTTGATCAGCTTGAGTGGCCACAGCGGGCATAGGACCACTGCCAGGCTGAAATCCTTTAAGGGCTCCAGCAGCAGCACGGCGTTTGTTTTCCCACGCACTTAACTGAGCGCGGTATTCATCAGGAACGCCGTCGCTTGCACTACCGCGTTGAACAATTGTGTTAGGGCTGGTAATTAAAGAAAAACCACGGTTTTCGGCAAGATTACGATTAGAAACAGCAGGAAGTCCAGCGGACCGAGCATAAGTATCTGCAGCTTTTCTCAGGCCTGTCAATGAAGCGTCTACTGGAATAGTTGACGAAACATCAACAAGCTCTGGTTTTTTTGGTTTTTTAAAAAATTGTTGAGCTTGGTATGGAACTCCAAAAACTGGAAATGCTGCAGAAAAAACAGTGCCTACAGGATCTTTTTGAAAGAGTTTGACAAGCGGCTCTGCAAGGTATGTGCTCATCTTTAACTAACAACAGTTTCTTTATTACAATAGTAACACCGGCAAATAAAGCTGTTATGGACGTTATACAGACCTTTCCGAACGGCACAACAATTGAATTTGGTAATGATTCCCATGGCAATCATGTACACCGCATTTGCAATCCTGGTGGTTCTATTTGCAAATATGCTGAACCTTTTCATTGCGCATTAACTTATGCCCACTACTTTGAGGAGTATTTTGTTCCAGTAAGCAAGAAAACTGCGGAGGGTTGATTAGAAGTTTTTAGGGGTGCAGATGAGTCTTGAATGAGACTGATTGAGATCCCTTGGTGCGGCTGGAGTTTGAGTACAGGAATTTTTTGCAGTCCGAAATTTTCAAAAATTTGAGCTGCTACTTTCCCCCCTATAGAGCAGGTAGGGATAGTAACTGCTTGTCAAATACATTTGTACTGTTGCACACAGTCACTATCCCTACTTCCTTCTATAAGAATAAAATAAAAGGAGAATTTTTTCAAAAAATCGCTGTGTTCAAGATCTCTCCTGGCACAAACATCCACAGCAACTGGTGTTTGCGGTAGACTGTCGCAGTAGTCCCCTAACAGGCAAGGGCTTTGAATTTTTTGAGCTTCTACCAGCTGGAGGGTTTAGGGAACACTGACGCTGCTGTGGTTGCCAGTGTCTTCAAAATGTTCCTTAAAAACTTAGGATTTGGTTACTGCTGGTCTGTTAAGGACTTAAACCATGCAGCCTTCAAGCACTTCACTACGTCATCCCCTTCTTGCACGCGCTACAAAGGCCGTGATGCTCGCCTGCTCTTCCTGGCGCTAGTAGATCAGTTTCCGCCACTACAGACCGTACAGGTGCCAGGAGGAGGTACTGTTGTCGTTCCTGAAGGCACTGTGATCGAAGGGCCAGAAGGCGTTGCAATTGCTCCTAAAGGCAACACGGTGCTGGTCCGCAAATCTGTTTGCCGTTCACGGCATTGCCTTAACCCTTCTCATTATTACTTTGGCACTGCAACTGATGTTGCTTTAGAGCGCAATCAGAAGAAAGGAAGCAAGTTGACAACAAAATTAATGGATGAGATTAAAAATCTTCATCAACAAAACAATAAAAAATGGAGCTATAGTGCATTAGCTAAACAGTATCAACTTCCTTATTACACTGTTCGCCGTCTTTGCGTAGGAGCTACTTACAATGCCTGAAGTTCTAACCGCTGCATTTGAAAAAAATCTCAAGCTTGTTGAGAAAGAATTTCAACAAGAACTTGAATTGTTTGAACAACACGTTAAAGATGTACCTGAAACAACTTGTCCTTGGCATCGGTTAGGAGCGCCAGGGCATAAAGGAAACTTTGGCTTGATGAATGAGTGTTTAGATTGCATGGCAGAAATTAACGAAGGTAAGTGTGAGGTAAATGTAAAGAATTTTAAATTTGATCTTTACTGGATCATTAAAAGTTTCTGGGAAAAAGTTGACATCAAAAGACCAGATGAATGCTGGTTATGGAAAGGCGCCACAAAGAAAAAAGAATCTGACACGGTTGCCTACATGCCAAGCCCATTCCACTCAGCAAAAACACAGTCAGCAGCTCGTGTTGCTTTCTGGTTAAGCCGTGGTTACACCGGACGATACCGCGTAGCACACAACAAAACTTGTCATGCACTGTGCTGCAACCCTCTGCACCTTCACCTAAAAGGGGTAGAATTAAAAACCCAACCCACAGAGATCAGTGTCGTCAACCTGTCCTATGGAAACATCTTCTCAGAAAAAAGTAACGTCAAAGGAGTATGACGTTCTGCCAACTGCCTTCCATGTTCCTACTCCCAAGTATGCAGCATGGATTCGCATTGGCCCCAAGAACTACTGGTCTGATCCTTACCCAACAAGGAAAGAAGCTAGCCACAAGCTAGAAGAAATGAAACAAGAATTGGCCTACAACTTGATTCCAACGCTTCAAGATGAAGGCTATTTTCCTGAGCGTGCTAAACTTATTAGAGAAAAGTACGAAGCCAGTGGACGGACTAATGGTCTTTACTCTGGTTTAAATCTGGAAGATGGGCAGGTATCTAACAACCTTACCTGAAAATTTTGGTTTCTATAACTTAGGAACTGTAGAAAGCTATCCAACTGGCGGGACCGGGCCTACGGCTTATGGTCCTACCAGTTATTTTGGTAGTGATCCACAACCAGCACGGCCAGGAGATAATTTTAATAATGCCATTGATCTAGGTAACTTTGATGCTGCATTTAAAACAACAAAGTTACAGAACACCCATGGCGGCAACACAAGGATTCAATCAACATTTTACTCATTCAATCTGACAAAGCCTAGAGCTGTACAGTTTGTACAAAACTTCAGTCAGTTTGCTTACACTTCAAATACAAACAGAAACACAATTCTGTCTTGTTACATTGTGCAGGATGGTACGTTTAGGCGTGAACTTCCCATTAACAATGATGGGTTTGTTTGCAATCAAGCTGGCATTAATTATGACGAAGGTGATGACACGCCAACGGATGATTATCCGACAACACAATTAAAGCCTGGCCAATACAGCATTCTGATTACAAATGATATTCGCTATTTGGAAACAACATATAGCATCACAATGCAGTCTTCTTTAACGGACTGGAGGTACGTTGCTGAAGGTCTGTCAGATTCTTTTGATTTTGGCAGCGTAACAACAGGCGCAGAAGTCACTATTGATTACGGAACTGTTAGATAACTGTTAGACTACAGAGAGCTTGCAACTAACAATGGAAAGCATTACCCTTCAGGATTTTGAAGAGAACTTTGACTTTATCCTTGATGATGTGCAAGCAGGCAAAGTCCACTACAAAATTGAATTACCAAATGGTAACGCAGTAGTTTTGCTGCCAGTAGAGGATTACCAGTTCTTGAAGAACACTTACGAAGACTGGATTAAATAATCCTTAAGCTGTCTTCTTGCTTTCTGCATCAATCTCAGCTTGAGTCTGGCCAAACACCCAACCAGGAGTTTGATAACCAGGCTCAGGAGCACCTGCAGCAGCCCCAGCAGCAGCCCGTGTTCTTGCTTTAGCAAGCAGTTCTTTTGTTACATCTCTTAAATCAGCACTTGCTTGGGATGGCAAGCTTGATTGATAAGCAGCAGCTTCTAAAACATTACGGTCAAGATTGCGTTGACCAATTTCTTGTGCAGTTCCAACTTGAGACTCAAGCCTCCTGTTAGCAGCAATGCCTTGATCGTAGTAATTTTTACCTAACTGCGCTAAAGCTTGGTACGATTCACGAGGATTCTTTGCCTGCATAACAGTAGCTGTTGCAGGAGATGGATTAACAATAGTCGGAGGTGAACCGCCCATACAAACTCACTTAAGACGCACTTCTATGCTAATTTTACTGTCAATGAACTTGTATAGATTTTGAACGCCAATAAATCCGACGGGCAAGAAAATCAAAATAAGGATAAGCTCTGCCCAGGTGATAGTACGTCGCATAGCAATAGTCCGTTTAAGTCAGAGTTTAGCGCATTGCTTGACAGTTTGTCCACCAAGGCCCTGGAGTACCTGTTAACAAGTCAACAAAAAAACTTGGCTAAGGCGCTTTGGGAAGCGTGTAATGTAACAAAAAACCCTACGCCAGCGGACTATCGCAACCGTGAACCCATTGATTTCTACTACAAGTGGGTTCTATTGATAGAACATGAGGAACAGTGGCGTCAGCATAACGTTGCAAAGGATCAAAAAATTGTTAAGCTATCACCATAAAGATAAGTACAATGCTTGACCTTGATTGGTTAGAAAAATCCAAGTTTGAACAGGGCAATGAAGAGCCTGACGTTGATCTTGTTAGGTCAAACAAGTACCTCAGTTATCGTTTCAGCAACTTAAATATTGAGCAAGTAACAGTTGAAAACTATGAAGATCATTTGGTTCCATCATTAGCTGAACAGGTCAGCATGTTTATTCCTCCTTCTGGGAGTTTTGAAACACCTGATTTACAACGGTATCTTGAGCTTGTTCAAACTTATGAGACCAGCAGTAATGACCTTGTGCTTGGCTTGTCATTAGCTGATCAAATCAGGATTACCTTCAGCGATATGAAGCCAGCTACGATCTGCGAGAAGTTTCCTGACATTGATCTGGCAACAAAACGCAGGTATCGTTGTGTAGCTGAGTATTTAATTCGCCAGCAGGAACTGGAGAAGGTAAAAGATGAGCGTGGAAAGCTCGTTAAAAAAGTAGGGAACATGGGTAAACTGGTGGTTATCTACCAACCGTTAGAAAAAATTCGCAAGACGCTTCAACGTTCTGGCTTAACTCAATTCATTAAAAATGACCGACCCCCGCAAATCACGAATCTCCAAGCTCTTGTTAACAACTCCTACACAAACTGAGCAGCAAATGGCTCAGCTTGTTATGGAGCGGATCTGTATTGATATGTCAGAGCACTATGACAAGTTTTATTCCAATGAAGGCCCTGGCGCATTGGTGTACATGCCACAGGCAAAAGCAGAAGATTCAGCATTTTACTTGACGTTGCCAGCACTTCTGCAAGCTCAACACGATGCAAAGCAAGCAGAAGATGAAGGTGTTGCAGAGGTTCTGCGTAAAGCTATTGTTGAAGCAGAGTCTTTGGTTCCGGGCAAAGGAGCATTGTTCATCATTCAAGATGATAAAGAAATGCGGTTGATTCATTACAAACGGGAAGAAGAAAAGTCCCCGCTTTTTCTATGAAAAGTTTTGTTCTTACACCTAGAGAAAAAAGAAATCGTTTTTACAAAGCTTCCAGGGTCTATGCAATTGATGAGGACTGGTGCACACCAGCAGAATACCTGCCGTACATTGATGCGGTACTAGGTGACATTGATTTAGATCCTTGTACAACCGAAAGGTACAACAAAGAGTTCATCAGAGCAAAACAAATTTATACACCCAAAGAAGATGGATTAAATATCCAAGATCCTTGGGTTGGAGTCACCTATTTGTTTCCGCCTACCTATGGACGTTGCTCTTGGAACAAAGTACGTGGAACATGGCGCTGGGGCTTTAGAGCAGGGCCTACGTCCATGGCGCCGACAAAGGCCTGGTTCTTGCGGTTGGAGCGGGAATGGAAGCTTAGGAACATCCCTGAAGCATTGATGTACTCGACCAATGCTGAGTGTTTACGAAATTGCCCAACCATCTGGGATTACCCAGTTTGCATCCCTAAGGACAGACCCATGCTTATCCATGGTAAGCACATTACCAAAGCAAAGATTCCTTTTACTTGGGGGTATTTTGTTTATCTACCAAGGTTGGAGTATGGTTTTGATCAAGCAACAAGATTTAAAGAGGTGTTCTCTCACCTTGGCAGAGTAATCTGTTAACTTTGTGAAACCCTGAAGGTATTTTTAAAGGAATACTTTGCATCCGTATTGGTAATTTGAGTTGGCATTTGAGCAACGGAAACAGTTCCTCCCATGCCACCAAGAACAAATCTACCTTCCTGTTCTTTTTTATTACCAACGCGATCAATATCTGATGTGCGTTTTCTTTCTAAATACTTCTGTAAAAATTTAGCACCAGATTTGTTATCGACTGCATTTTCAACACCGCGATAACGGTTGTCAACGTCGTAGTCTGTGCTAGTCTGTGGTCTCATACCATTAGTTTAAACCGTGACAACTCGGTATTTGGAAACAAGCGATCATATTTCATTAGTTTGCGACTCTATTAAAACATTGCTGATTGACAAAAATAACCGTTATGGCGATGCAGCTTTAAATCCAACCAGAATCTTTAGCAAAGCTGACAGCATTGAACAGCTTTTAGTTCGTATTGACGACAAACTAAACCGTATTCAAAAAGGAGATGGGTTGCTCGAAACAGATGAAGATGTTGTAGTTGATCTTATTGGTTACTTGGTACTGCTTAAAATTGCTTTAGGGCGCAAGATCTTAACCCATGATTTATGAGGATTTTGTTAAAGCGTATTGTCCAGAGCTAGAACTTATTGACATGCTGGATTGGCTTCAGAATGTTACAGGGACCGAGGTGAACCCAATCCCGCTGGCTTTTGATTCCATAGAAACCAAAACCGACGAAGAACCTCACCGTTAGTATCCCACTCAAGAAGTTTTCCTTCTAGATATTCAACAGCTTTAATTTGATTTGTTGCTCCATGATAAGTATCAGCAACATTAAGAAAACATTGTTTTAACTTGCAATTGTGCGGAACAAGCGTAGGAATTTCTTTGTTCGGCGCCAGGTACACATTAAGTTCTGAACGGCGGCGCGTCTTTAAAAGTGAGCTTGCGCCAATGTATTCATCATTGATGTATGGGGACCATTCACGAATAATGTCATTCTTTTTTGCCCTGCCATTGATAAGCTCAAGCAATTTGCATTCTTTAAAAACAGGAATGCCAACGCTATGAGCGTAACTTAAAAGAGCACCACGTTTACTTTCATTCAACGGCATGATGACGTAGTGCTCAACCAATTCAGCAATTGGTTTTAAATCCTCTACCAGTTGCTGAATGCAATCTTCTATGCCAACACGCAAACCAACATAAACATGGTGATCAAACATATACGCACTGTCATAACCAATGCGCCATTCATTTTCAAATGGATCTCGATACGCTTTATATTGATCGTATCCAACCTTTACACGCACTGGCGTATAGGTTGAAATAAGATCAACAGCGTATTGATTTAAAAAAGAAGGCCAGGTACTTGTTTCTTCTTCAGGGAACAACAATGCTGCCGTTATAGCTGGCTACACTGTAATCGTCAAACGTTAACTTGACAACATAAATCTTGGCGGCATTAGTAACAGCCATTCCAACTGCACCTTTGCTCTTGCCTGCTTTGTCAATGTTGAAGTAAGAACGGTAGCCAGTAGGAGGTGAAGAACCGTTAATGGCATCTTTCTGGAAGATTTGAATATCTAACAGGCCAGCGCTGCGGTCAATCGTAACAATGATGTTGCCAGTTGATTGAGGGTCAACTTCAATAAAACGAACAGGAATACCTTTATCACCAGGCTGACAACCTTTGTACACCAGCAAAACTGGGCTGGTGTTATTGGTAGCGGTAAAGGAATCAAGATTGCCTTTAATTGCGCAGGTTGTTGCCATGGCTCAAGAAAGTTCGTTTTTATTTAAAAATTTCAAACTGATGGTGGCATCAATGCCGTGGTCTTTCAGAATATTTAAGAACAGCTGCTGCTCTACCATTTTCTGATGAAGCATATCAATGAAAGCTTCTTCCAGCTCATCGCGGCTGAGTTGCCGAATTGCCAGAGCTGTGGCATGGACTCTGAACTCATTGTCCATAGATAGCTCCAGGACATTGGTTTCCATCAGTTCTTACCGATCTTGCTTTAATCTTAGCAGAAATAAACTGAGTTGCTTTGAGGCTACGGACGCTTGCTTTGTGTGGCCTGATGGCTACACGGTGTACCTATGGGGCTCAGCTGCAGTTCCAGGGTAGTCATTGGTAAAGGCAGGAGTATCCTCGCCCTCTTCAAACATTGCGTGAACGGCTGATGGCAGGCGGTTCTGGATATACTGGTCTAAGAAATTTTTCCCTTCGGTGACTTGCATAACTTTTGTTTTGATATGTAAAGACAAGGCTTGCAGACAAGTATGCGCCCAAAAACGTTAAAACTGCTAACAGTAGAGCAGGCATACTTGCAGTTGCTTTTTAAATCTTGTAACATTTTAAGAGCAATAACCTACAGATGGAACAAGCGGAACTGCTTCATTACTTGAGGGAATCGGCATCCATTGGTGTATCAAAAACAAGTTTAATTAATTTCCTTAAAGAACTTAATTATACTGATTCAGAAATCAGACGGTTGCTTAACAAGTTAAATTTAAAGTCAAGGCCCAAAGGTATAAACTACAGCTACTTTTATTACTGCCCAATTCATCCAGAAGCACGTCAACTTGTTAAACCTAAATACAATACTCAGATATTTGCCCTTGATAATTTTTTATCAGATGACGAGTGCAATCACTTGATGGAAACTATTGATAAGATTCAACGGCCATCAACAGTAGCAGATCCTAAGGACTCTAACGTTATTAACCGCCATAGGACTAGCCAAACTGCTGATTTACATACAACAAGTGATCCAATTATCACTAAAGTAAACTACAAGCTTGCTGAACTTCTTGATCTGGATTCTAATTTAGGAGAAGCAATTCAAGGTCAAAAGTATCTACCAGGGCAATACTATAAAGCCCACACAGATTTCTTTCGTTATCACACTAAGGAATATAAAGTTTATACAGAATGGATGGGCCAGCGCACTTGGACTACAATGATTTATTTAAATGATGTAGAAGAAGGCGGAGAAACTTGTTTTAAATATTTGTATTTAAAAGTAAAACCTAAACGCGGTACTGTTGTTTTCTGGAACAACTTATTTCAGAACGGCAGGCCAAATCAAAAAACTTTGCATGAAGCTTTGCCTCCTACCACGGAAACAAAGTATGTCATTACAAAGTGGTGGCGTAGCTGGCCAGTTATTTAGTTAGCGGCAATGTTGAAAGTTACCTCAGCATCTGTACCGCCAGACTCATCAAAGAAAGTAGCTCGCACTTTTTTCATTGGGAACCCGGTAACGTTGTAAGCATAGGTTCCATTGCGGGTAATCTCATTAGAGATCATGGCACCAAAGTTAACGTTGTCAGTTGTACCATCTAACCGCACAACAACCCGGCTATTAATGTTGTTAACGGTAACTGTTAACGTGTAGTTCCGGGTTGACAGGTAGTTTGGAACGTAAACTTCTACAACATCAGTAGAGCCTGGCGCCGTTAACTTTGGAAACGCAAAGAATACTGTTTGCTGATAACTTTCAAAAAAGCTCATCGGGCGGCAACAGTAAAGGTTACTGACGGGGTGCCAGTGCTGATGCTAACAAGACGACAACGCACGGCGTATAAAGGAGTGTTAGGAACAACAAAAGCAACAGTTGTATTGGTAGTGATCGTAGTATCACCGCTTGAGTTTAAGTTCCAGAAGTTTGTGCCATCCAGACTTCCCTCATAGCGCACAACAACGTTGGTACCAATGGTTGCGACAGTTGTTTGGAATGTAAAGTTTGTACCAGAAAAATCATCTGGATCTGAAACAACAAAAGTAGATGTTGTACCAGTAGAAGTTAAGGGTGCAGGTTTAAAAAATACTGTATCTAAAAAGATTGGTGACGTTGACATTACTTCAATTGCTATAATCTAATGTTGATTTTAACAGCCATTGAAACTTTTTATGGGCTCGGCCACGTTCAACGGCAAGATCTAAAGTAAGTTGATCTCTAGCTTTTTCACATTCAGCTGCAAGTTGCTCGCAGTTAATTGCCAATAAGTCATGGTTTTTTGCCAGTTGCAAGATCAATCCATCTTGATCAAAACAATCTTCTGGCAGCTTATCAAAAGTTGAGTAGGTTAAATCCTCTACTGACTTAGGAGCGCTAATATTTAATGAACGGATGTGTTCAGCAATCGTATCAATGCCTTCTTGCATCTCTTCATAAATCATCTCAGTCAATTTATGAATAGAAAAGAACCTGGCACCCATCAAGTTCCAGTGAACAATTGTTGTTTGGTGATATACATAAGTGCTATCACGCAACAGTTGAACCAAAGAACAGTGACAAGAGCTAGATTTATCTGTTGATTTAGCCATTTTTGTTTTAGTAATTGAAGTCACCATTTAACTTTGTTTACCATTTTACTTGCGAACTCCACCAGGCCGCAGACATTTTTCCTTTCTTAATGTTAGCTGCATGACGCGCTTTAAAACTTTCCCTACGTTTACGATAAGCTTCTGATTCACCTTCTTTATGCGGTGAACCTGAAACACCTTGTTGGCCAAAATGAATAATCTTTTCTTTGCCGCCTTCACATGCTTTAACAACATGACTCTTGGTTGGATGGTTTGGAGTCCGTTGGGGTGAGTTGCACTTCATGTGTGCTTTAGCCAGCTGCTTAGCTCTTTTACGGTCAGCCATAATTAACCAATGTAGTCGGGTTTACGGCCAGGAGCTGTTAAATCCATGCGTTCAGCGCCTGCATCAGCTTGCTGAAATGAATCAGGAATCCGTTGTTTTTTATGTTCTTCAATAATCTGTTGGACCGCGCCAGCGTATGTCCTAGCAAATTCTTGAGGATCTTTAACAGGTTGCCCAGCAGATTCCGACATCATTAACTAAAGTAGGCCGTGCTTGTTCTGAAAGCGTTGCTAGAGGCACAGAACAGCTTGGTTGTTCAAGCCAAGCTTTTATTTTACTAGCCCTTTGCTTTGAATAAAAAGGATGAGATTCGTTGTAATACTCAAAGACTTGAGCAGAAGCTTTATTTGAATTGCACCGAACACAGGCTGCTGCCATGTTGTTCCTGGTACTATGTCCCCCTTTGTGTTTAGCTTTGATGTGATCAATGGTTGCTGAGTGCTCTGTAAGGTGGCAATCACAGTAAGCACATTTCCACTCCCAAGCTTCAAATATGCTTTGTCTGAAACGTTTTCTTGCGGCTTTAGGACTTAAAACAATTAAGTTAGCAAGCAGTTCACGTTCAGAATGAAACATAAATGTTTACAATCTCTAACATGAAATTACGGCGCATACACCTGCCCAGTGCGCTAAGCTTGCATTGGATGGGGCGGTGACGGAATTCGTAGACGTAGCGGCCTTAAAAGCCGCAGGGAGTAATCCTGTGGGGGTTCAAGTCCCCCTCGCCCTATCTCGGAACGTAGCGCAGCTTGGCAGCGCAGGTGCTTTGGGAGCATCAGGTCGCAGGTTCAAATCCTGTCGTTCCGATTGCTAAGTTAGCTCAGCGGTAGAGCAGGGCTTTTGTAAAGCTCAGGCCAACGGTTCAAATCCGTTACTTAGCTTATTCAACAAGAGATAAACCACAAGATTCCTGTTGTTCTTTATATTTTTGTTCAAGCACTGAATGATATTCAAGGGCACCAGCAACCTTAAGAAAATGTTCTTTTGATTGCATTAACTTTTGTTCGTACTCTCTAATTTCTGCAGCAGCTTGCTCCAGTTGGGATGTAAGATTAATTTTCAGATCTTTCAAGAGGTCTTCCATGGTTAACAATTAACTTGTTAAATGCTATCACCTTTCAAAAGAAATCCACCAACCTGAGTTGTAATCTTCAAAATTCCAACGGTTTCGGAAAAAGTTCCTAGGGTAATGGACAGCTTCTCCATTAGGATCTTCATAGGTGCCACGAAGATAAGAAAACTTTCCTAAAGGATCGTTAGCAATATACCGTTTTTTGTTTTCATCGTAGCCTACGACTGTAATCCAGTGCCCTTCACCATGCACGTTATAACCGTCGCCCTCGTTGAGAACGCAACAAACTAACGGTACTGACATGTCAATTGCTCTTTTGACATAAGAAAGATTGCCATCTTTACGGTAAGCAGCTTGGATATTAATGCTTCTTAAGAAGTCAATGTTGGCATGAGGAGATTCATGTCCGCCAAACTTTTGCACACCTTCATAGTATTCGTCGGGATCTGCAAGTTTACCTGGCTTTAAAAACATTGCGACTGATGCGCAGCATAAATAAAGTGATGTTCTATGACCACCTTCATGAACAGATTTTTGTTTAAAGTACGGAACATGAAGATGCAACTTACCAACTTCAGTTGTAATGACTTGCTTATCAATTGTTAAAGGACGTTCATCTAATCCTTCCCAATTTATATCTTTAATCCACCACTCACCAAGAGGCCCTAGATCTACATAAGTGTACTCATCTTTAGTCTTTAAAACTTTGCATTTATAAACACGTTTACGATAAATCTTTACCTTCTTATCAGAAGACAAATCAAAAGTTTCAATAGGTTCTTTCTTTAAGAACGTAGTGCATTTAGAAACAATGGTAATTGTTTCAGTCATTTCAAGTATTTATTTCTTATCTTACAGGGCTCACTCGTAAAGAATGTTGATGGTGCCAGCGTCGAAGGTGTCAGTGCCGTTCACCGTGGTGATGCGCACGCGGTCTAGGGTGCCGGAAAGGGTGACAGAGCCTCCCATGCCCGTGGTTTGCACTGTAGCCTGCAAGCCGTAACCAAACGCTACCCATGAATTAGAGCTTACATTTGCAATAATTACGCTGCCTACCTGCGAGTATGTATTTACGTTGTTCCCCGATACAGCCATCCCCGCTGTTGACGCTGTGATTGCATTGCCACCAGTACTGGTGCTGCTCCCCGTAGAAACATAGCCAGTTGTAGTTACAGACCCTGAACCAAGCTGAATTAGAAAAACTGAACTACCATTGGTACTGACCCCGTTAAACATCACCGTGATCCGCTTCACCCATGACGGGATGCCAGTAAAGTCGATCGACGTGCCTGAGGTGCTGGCCACCGCCGT